GCCAACAGCAGATGGAACTGCCAACCAATTACTGAAGACTGATGGTTCTGGTGGTCTTGATTGGGTAGATACAGCTGCTGCTACTGAGACACTAACAAACAAAACTATTGTTGACCCTGCTATCACTGGCACGATCCTAGAAGATGTCTACACCATTACTGATGGTGCAGGATTTGAGGTGGACCCTGGGAATGGCAGCGTTCAGCTTGTCACTCTTGGTGCAAACCGCACACCACAGGCTACGAACTTTGCAGCAGGTGAGAGTGTCACATTGATGGTTGCTGATGGCACTGCTTATACGTTGACGTGGACTCACTTAACTTGGGGCGGCAGTGGTGTTGCTTGGGTTGGTGGATCTGCACCAACGCTGGCTACGACTGGTTATACAGTTCTGCAGTTCTGGAAAGTCGGTACTCAAATTTATGGAGCAAGTGTGGGAGATGTTGCATGAGGATTCCACACGGATTGCGATCTGCACTGGCTAGTCAGGCTTCTGCTGCGCCAACAGATGAATACTTTGGTGATGTGTCCCTGTTGCTTTATGGTGATGGGACTAACGGCAGCACAGCGATTGTAGATAGTAGTAGCAATAACCACGCTATTACTGTCGGTGGTAACGCTCAGATAAGTACGACTTACAGTAAGTTTGGTGGGTCGTCAATGTATTTTGCTAATGATTCTGTTGATCATTTGTCAATACCGGCATCAAGTTCTTTGCAAGTGACTTCTACTGAAGATTTTACTGTTGAAGCTTGGATTTATTTAGACGGAAATAGGACTTACCATTATATTGTGAGTAAAGGAGGTCAAACTTCGAGAGAGTGGGGATTGGCGGTTAGCAGTACCACTATCTATTTCTACTGGAGTACAAATGGTTTAGGCTCAGGCGATTCTCTTGCAACTGCTTCAGTTACTATACCGCTAAATACTTGGATGCACATTGCTGCAGTAAAGAATGGATCTACCATTACGCTATTTAAAGATGGTGTGCAGCAAGGACAAGGTACTTTTACAAGTATATACAGCGGAAATGGTCCGACTTATGTAGGCCGATTTATGAACTTTGGGGCCATAAGTCACGCTATTGACGGTTACATCGACGATCTTCGTATCACCAAAGGCGTAGCACGTTACACATCTAACTTCACCCCACCGACTGCTTCATTCTCCACTGTTACACCTGGCGAAAAATACTTCTACCAAAACTCTTTGCTGCTATATGGTGATGGCTCTAATGGCAGCACAGCAATTGTAGATAGTAGTGCTAATGCACATACGATTACTGCCAATGGTAATGCACAGATTAGTACGACGCAGAGTAAGTTTGGAGGTGCGTCAATGTATTTTGACGGTAGTGGGGACTATCTGGCATCTTCTGTAAGCGATACTTTGTCTCTTGGTACAAGTGACTTTACCATTGAGTGTTGGGCTTGGAGGTCATCAACTGCTCCAACCCACTCTACATTGTTGCAGATGTCAAACTCTGGTGATATTTATTCTGCGCTGTTTGGTTTTGCAGCTTCTGGTAACTTTTATGTTTACCTTTCCAGTGCTGGCAGTTCATGGGACATTGCTTCTGGTCAAGTATTAGGCTCCATAGATAACGAAATTTGGGTTCACTATGCTTTAACGAGAGAAGGGTCTACATTTAGAACATTTAAGAATGGTGTTCAACAAAGCACTTGGACTTCTTCTGCATCTATATATCAAGCTGGCAATCTGGTGCGGATTGGCTCAGGACAATCCAACGCCGGTAACAATTATGGCGGCTATATCGACGACCTCCGCATTACAAAAGGCGTAGCACGTTACACCAGTAACTTTGCTGTACCTACCGCAGGCTTCTCCACGCTGACACCTGTTGAACCATACTTCCACAACAACGCATTGTTGTTGCATGGTGATGGTACAAACGGCAGCACTACGTTTAAAGACGACAGCATCAATAATCACACCATTACTGCATACGGTAACGCACAAATAAGTACGACACAAAGCAAGTTTGGTGGTTCCTCGATATACCTCGACGGCTACGGGGATTACCTAGGACTACCCAGTTCATCGGACTGGGCAACGGGTACGAATGATTTCACCCTTGAATGCTGGTACTATCCTGTTAGCAAAGTACAGAACTATCCAAGGATATTCCAAGTAGGAAGTGCTATCTGGAATACTAACGACAACTGGACTTTACTTGATCGTCACAACTCTGCAAATACAAAATTTGCATGGGCGTGTTTTAATCTTAGTGGCAGCACTCTTGTATTGACATCTTCTACAACAGTGTCAAATAACACTTGGTATCATCTTGCTCTTGTTAGAGACGGCAGTACTTTTCGGTTATTCGTCAACGGAACACAAGAGGATACTTATACAAACGCAGGAGCAGTTACTGTTAGTTCTGCTACTGGAGCATGGGTTGGATCTGCAGCAGGTGCAGGTGATTCAACTGGTAATGGATACATAGACGATTTACGATTTACAAAAGGTGTAGCACGCTATACGGCTAACTTTACGCCGCCAACCTCTGCTTTCCCTGACTTATGAACATCGCACTGATTGACGGTGATACCGTCGTACGAGTGGACGACTACCGCTCACTTTTCCCCAACACATCCTTTGGTTCTAACGGACCATCTGATGAGTTTCTTACTGACAACAGCGCAAAGCGCGTCAACCTCTTCCGTCCATACGACAGAGCAACGCAAAAGCTTGTTGCTTGTGACCCTGTCATCGAAGGTGATTGGGTTTACACCGTAGCTGTTGAAGCTCTTACTCAAGACGAAATCGATGCACGTAACGACGCTCAATGGGCAGTGGTGCGTGCTGATCGTGACAAGCGCCTCGCTGAATCGGATTGGACGCAACTGCCAGATTCATCGGCTGTGTCTGCTGATTGGACTACTTACCGGCAAGCGTTACGCGACATCACAACGCAGGCTGACCCTTTTAACATCGCTTGGCCGTCAAAACCTGACGTCTCTTAAAACAGAGGTATAATAAGAGCCATGGCTATTGATTTTCCAAACTCACCTACCCTCAACCAGACGTATGCGTATGAGGGCCGCACATGGAAGTGGAACGGTACAGGCTGGCAAATTTCTACAACCAGTCCGTCACCTGAAGTTGGCGTTCAAACGGCATCTGTCACAGTATCCGCGAACCCTTACGCCACAGTAACGTCAAACGTTACATTGAACCCAATGGTGATGATCACCAAGGTGACATCTAGCGTAAGTGCTTGGACAAGGATGTATCACTCTGCTGCTGCAGCGACAGCAGACGCAAGTCGCACTGTTACAACAGATCCCTTGTCTTCAGCGGGTGTTATATTTGAAGTGCTTACGTCAACGGCGAATGAGTCAGTGACGTTGAACCCAATCCCTTCAGCAATCAACCAAGAGTCACCAAGAACATCTGTTTTTCCGCTCCGCGTCACAAATAATGATGCGTCAGCTACTTCAGTAGCATTAACCTTTGAGTACGTCTTCCTGGAGATCTGATCATGGCTGCTACCACAGGTACTTACACCATCAACCAAGGTGACGCTACCACCGCTAGCGACCTATATACGTTGTTTAAAAACACCATCGCTCCAGGGATGGGTTATAGCTCAGCAGAGCTTTATCATGATGTAACAAATTCACGCCTTGTCTACACCAAGACAAATCAAGTCGGCACATATTCTACCGCATATTATGAGTTTTACTTTACAAATAATAGTGTTTCTTACAGGCTTTATCACGCATATAACACCTCAACAAACACCGGAACAGGCCAGACAACTTACAACACCAGCTCCTGGAGCATAAATGGCTCTAGTTATCCACTGAAGCTTACTTACTGGAAAGATAGTGCAACTGATCCTCAGTGGGGACTTTTGGATGTTACACGCACCGATTCAAACACTCCCATGTCAAGCGGAAACTATTCGGGTGCCGTGGGATGGTGCAAGATAACACCGTTTTCTCACCTAGATCCTAATGCACAAATAACATCTCTATTTATTAGCGCACAAATTACAACTTATCAAGATAGGTACTACCGATGGAGTGCTGGCTATAATCGTCACTATGGAGGTTATTCTACAGTCGGGACGACAGCATTTCAAGCAAAATACTTTAGTAGCACTATGATTCCTTTCTATATCGGCCATGCTGGTGCTACGACTAATAACGGCGACAACAGATCTAGCAGAGGCTTTAGCATCGAAATGTCAAATCTTACGTCTAATTCACCTATCATCACAAGCCCGATTATTGTTGGATCGCATGGCATGGCGCTTGGGTACGTCAACGATACTGACCTTGGAGTTGCTTCACCGCCAGGTGTTGATATATACCGTGTGGATGACCGCTTGATTGTTACCGCTGGTTCGGAAGAGTGGCAGCCAACAGGCCGTTACTCAACTGAATTATTTGTAAGGGTTGTCTGATGGCTGACTACACAGGAGTTTTGCGAGTCGATTTATCAACTTATCTAGGTTTGGTATCGACAAGATCAGCTACAGGAAGAGTTTTAGCTGCCAATTCAACTAAATTGCCTTTTGGCGCTTTGCCGACAAGGCCAAACGCCGGTCAACTCTATCCACGTCCAATGCCATGAGCTATCCCAGCATCACACTGACCTCATCAGTCACGATCCAACCACCTGTATACACCGACACATTGCAGGTTAAACAGGTGTTGGAAAATCCTTCTGAGAAAACAGTTCGCGTAGAAATCATTAAATCAGAGTCCCCGTACTTTGCTGAGTGGATCGTTGTCTGGGAAGGTGACGCGTACGATGCGATCGGTCAGTGGACTGATGCTGAGTTGGTTACCGCGATTAAAAATCACTATTCTGTGGCTTGATGGATAGCCGCACGCTTGAGAACTGGCAAAAAGTCAAAGAAGCCCTTGAAAAAGCGGGCAAGACTGATTCGATGTTTTACAAGCGTGCGGTAGCCATTTTGTCCGGCAAACCTGACCCGTTAAAATAAAAGCAGATCGTTGGAGAACCTGCCGTGGACTTGTTTTCCGGCATCGCAACCGTCCTCATCTCGGCAGGCGTTGGTGCGTTATGGCGACTCGATAAACGCCACGCAACCATCGAAGCCCGCGTCGAAATCGTCCTTGAGCAAATCGTGGCTCTGCGAACAGATCACAAAGAAAGACTGGACGATCATGAATTGCGTTTGAGAATTCTGGAAAAGAACCACTAGAATAATTTTGTGCAACCATTTTTCCCAATGGATCCCGCAACAATCGCAATGCTCAGCGTGGCCCTGGCCGCTGCATCTGAGATCATCGCACTGTCACCACTCCGCAGCAACAGCATCATCCAAATCGTGATGGAAGTGCTGCTGAAGGTGTTCCCAAAAAAGTAATTGGTGTCCCAGACGACATCAAATGGCTGGTACGTTTTGGTGATAAGCACTGGACGGACCACCTAAATCAAGCTGCCCGCGATTTTAAGTTCAATGCGACTCTCAAACCGCGTCTGGACATTGAAATCGAGGATTGGCACGATAGCCAGCCAAGCACCGCTCCTACTACGGTGTATGTGGAGAGCAGCGACCCAGGTACAACAGCCCTTGGTGGGCCAATCTCCATCCGTTATGAATGGGCCGATGAGCGCGAAACCGATCCGACTGCTTGACCTGTTCAAGTACTACCGGCGTTTA